TTTTTTTGCTTTACCTTTAGCTAATAAACCCACTATTGAATTTTTAGGATCTAGAAACCTTAAATCATGTTCATCCCCATCAATAACTTTTTTATTTAAATACTTTTTAGGAAGTTTATTTTTAAATACTACTGCGATATTTTGTTTAATGTCTTTTAATTCATGATCATTGCTCTCACTTCTACTAAAAGTTAGTTTATAGTTATTAGGTAAGAGTGAATTTAGTCTGTTTTTAATTTTTGTATAATCGTAAAAAATAACATCTTTATTTAATTCCATTAAAGACTTATTATCTTTTATCTTATACCGTTCAAATGGAAGGTCTGAAGTACCATTTAATCTAATAGCTAATTTTAAACCTAGTAATTCTGATTTTTTCTTAAGAAGTTTTATTTCATGATCTAATTGATTTAAAAATAATTCTCTATTCTCAATAAAATATTTTGTTTTATTAATTCGGGCTAATTGGTTTACTTTAAAAACACCCATTCCTGACAAATTTAAACAAGCCGCTGCACAACCCTTGCTTGCTTTTGGACATACATTATACCCGCTTAAGTTGTAAGGTGCTAAATGTAAAATAGCATTTAAAAACCCTTGCTTGCGACTTTTAAGCATTTTGAAATGACTATTAAAATTCAATAATTTTTTAGGTTTTTTATAACTCATTTTTTTAATTCTAAATTCTAGTATTTAAATAAGTTGTATTGTCACAAATAACAATAGTTAAAAAATAATTATTTATTATTAAATAAGACTTGTATTATTACATTATAAATCATATATATAATTCATTAGCTATGATTTAAAGGCTAATAACTGAAAGTAAAAAAAACATGACTACACTACTTAACAGAATAGATACTACTAGAGCATTTGATCCAGTAGTATTGCAACCTTTAAATCACATTAATAACTTAGAATTGAATAAACCTCAATTTGCTGTTGTTGATGTAAGTAAAAACAAAATAATTGCTCTACATGGTGACAAATATTTGTTACTTCCATATAAAGCAATTTTAGAGGGCTTAAGCAAGTCACTTGAAAAATATGGTATGAGTCTAGATAATGCTGAAGTAAAATTTACTTTAGCTAATGATTTGTCTAGATTTAAACTTCAAATATTTTTTAATGATTTGATCTATACAATGCAATCTAGAAAAAATGACAATCTTAAATTCGGAATTGAAATAGTATCAAGTTATGATGCTAGTCTAATATTCCAGTTAAGATTTATGTTCTATAGATTGATTTGTAAAAATGGTTTAAAATCATGGTCTACTGACAAGGCGGTATTAAATAAACATACTACCAACTTCAATTTAGAACATGCTTTTAACACATTAAATCACTTTAAACCTAGCTATATTGACATGCAAAAAAAACTAGAAATTTTTGACGCTGTTAAATTAACTAGTGAGGATGTTGATTTATTGTTTAATGCTGTACCAAATATAAATGATAGCAAAAAATACCTTTTAAATTCTGTTTTGGAAGTTAAAAAAGACCAAGCAAGTTTATTTGATGTTTACAATGCTGTTACTAATTATAGTACACATAACCAGCGGGCAATTAAGATAGGTAAGAGGTCAGACAATAATTCTTTTGAAATTAGAAAAAACACTCAAAATGATTTATTATCTAATGAAACAAGGGAATTGGAAGTTAAAAAGTTTTTAGCATCCAAAACCTTTTTATCTTACTTGAATAATAGAATAGCGGCTTAAAAATAAACTCAGTCTTTATTTCATAGCTAATAAAAATTAAGCCGCCGCCCCCTGTCACGTGATCCATGCTAAAAATCTATAGCAACATGAATTCATGATCCATGATCCAAAAACAATTATAAATTAATAGTGTTGCTTGAGCCTCTTACTATAAATTAAGAGTGTTGCTTGAGCCTTATTCTATAAATTAAGAGTGTTGCTTGTAAATTAAGAGTGTTGCTTGAGCCTTGCAACATGAATTAGAAATGCTTGAGCCTTAATCAATAAAAGAAAAATCAAAATAAACTAATGTTGCTTGTCACTTGCTTAGATAATTAATTAAAAATGCGACAATGATAAAAAGAATGATAATACTAATGATTGTATCCATAATGCTTGTTCCTGCTTCAATAAAAAAATAAATTAAAAATAATGTAAATTTGTTTAAGTGCCTGGAATGGTTAACCAGTTTACAAGACCGTGTTTCCAGGCGCTAAAACAAATTGCCCCGGAGCAGGAGCTCCAGGGCAACTTAGTTATATTATTGTTGATAATTCTCCATAAACTATTGCTTCTAGTTTTTTAAGAATTAGTTGATATCGTTCGTCATTTAAACCAATCTCCTCTGCATCCAGTTCTTTTGGCTGGACTATTGAGTGCCATTCTTCCAGGGCATCTATGAGGTTGGCTGCATCTTGTTTAGTTATCATTGTTCTCTCCGATTGTTTCAGGTCCCTGGAGCCGGAGCTCCAGGACCCAGTCTAGTCGGACGGGACTAAAATTGTAATTCTAACTGTACCGCCCCGTCCTTAGTTTGTTTGTTAACTGCTTCTCTGTCGAAATGTTCCTCGGCAGTTTTTGTTACATTTGCAACAAACTCATTAGCCTCGGACCAATGGACTAGATTGTAATAATCGAAAGCCCATTCTCTCCAACGTTTAACAAATTGTTCTTTGGTAAGTTCAATTTGTTTTCCGAAAGAGTTCTCCGTTCTTATTGTGTGCATCGTCTCTCCTTTTGTTAGTTACCTAAGTTTACATTAAAAATAATATAAACTCAAGGACACTGTTACGTGTCGCATAGCCCAGATTTACTGGGCTATGGGTCACATAATTTTAAGGAGTATCTGAGATAAGTTGATAATGTTTAGTAAAGTATTTTAAACAACCATTCTTATCTAAGATTGTATCCAGGCTAGGTTGCATTAGTGGGCACTCATCATCGTGCTCAGTTCCGCATATTGCGTGTAGCAACTCGTGGTAAACAATGTTTCTTAGTTTATCATCGTTCATATCCAGCGCCTTATCCGTTATCCAGATAACACGTTGGCTTAAACGAGCCTGACCTAAAACTTCTTTTTTCTTAGAAGTTCCAATTCTTACTTCAACTCTTGGCAAAGTAGGAATTGTTTTTTTAACTTCATAAATGAACTGCATCACTCTACGTCTTAAAGCGTAAACCTCAGCATTCATATCAAAGTTAGTAATGTCTTTAGTCTTTGTTTTCATACCGTCCTTTTGTTGTTAGTTTATTTTGACCGCTGGGCTGTGTACCAGTCTAGAAGCTTCTCTATCTAACACCCCGCCCTGCGTTAGTTTAAATAGTATTTGCTTTTTTAAACTTACATTATATTTAATGTATCAATTATAATATTACGAATGATATGATTGCATATCAGCTATGCAAGAACTGCAGGGCTCAACATCAACTGCCAAGCGAGTTCTGCCTGGACAGCAACTGTCACGTGTATCCTGAGCCGTGCAACTTTTACGGGAATTATAAACCTATTAAGTTTTTTTCTGACCCCCCACCCCCTAAAATGTACCCTGTACTTTATAGGTTGACTATAGTATGTCTGTTTTACTCATACAGTTATCAGCCAAAAGCTGCGGTGTTTATTATGCCAGATGATAGAAATGATATAGATTTAAAAAAGGTTGCAAGTATTATTAGCACCTTAAGAAAAATAGATCCGGAAAGAGCAACTCATATTTATGAGGTGTATAAAAATTTATTATTTAAATCAAAAGCAAAACTAGCGCGTGAAAAATTTTTAGACTTTGTAAAAGCTGTATGGCCAGAATTTATTTCTGGATATCACCATAAAGAAATTGCAAAAAAATTTGAACTTGTTGCTCAAGGGAAATTGAAACGTTTAATTGTTAACATGCCACCAAGGCATACTAAATCTGAATTTGCTTCCTATTTATTTCCAGCGTGGATGATTGGGCGTAATCCAAAATTAAAAATTATTCAAACAACTCACACGGCTGAATTATCTTATCGTTTCGGTAGAAAGGTTAGAAACTTAATTGATACTGCTGATTATCAAAAAATATTTCCTGACATAACCCTAGCACAAGATTCAAAAGCATCAGGTCGCTGGGAAACAAATAAAGGCGGGGAATACTTTGGAGCAGGTACTGGTGGAGCTATTACAGGACGAGGTGCCGATTTATTAATTATTGATGACCCGCATTCAGAACAAGACGCTAATTCAAGCACAGCATTTGATAATGCTTATGAATGGTATACTTCGGGCCCTAGACAGCGTTTACAACCAGGCGGATCTATTGTGGTTGTTATGACAAGATGGTCTACAAAAGATTTAACAGGCAAATTAGTTAGAGCCCAAGCTGAAGATATTAAATCAGATAAATGGGAAGTAGTTAATTTTCCAGCTGTCTTTGAATCCGGTAAACCTTGTTGGCCAGAATATTGGAATATAGATGAACTTGACAAAGTAAAAGCCTCTTTAAGTGTTGGTAAATGGAATGCACAATGGCAGCAGGATCCAACAGCCGTAGAATCTGCAATTATCAAACCAGAGTGGTGGAGAGTTTGGGATAAAAATTATATGCCAAGTGTAGAACATATTATCCAAAGTTATGACACTGCTTATACTAAAAAAGAAACGTCGGATTATTCAGCTATTACAACTTGGGGAGTTTTCTATTTGCCAGATTCACCTAATGGTAATTTAATATTAATGGATGCTGAAAAAGGTAGATGGGAGTTTCCAGAACTTAAACGAGTAGCAATTGAGAAATATAAAAAATATAATCCTGATACTGTTATCATAGAAGCCAAAGCCTCGGGATTACCACTTACACACGAACTTAGACAACTTGGAATACCTATTGTCAATTATACACCTAGCAGGGGAAATGATAAACACGCACGAGTAAACTCAGTATCTCCTTTGTTTGAAGGAGGTATGATCTGGGCACCCATGAGCCATGCAGCACAAGAAGTGGTCGATGAGTGTGCAGCCTTTCCAAATGGAGATCATGATGACTATTTAGATTCTACGGTGCAAGCAGTAATGAGATATAGACAAGCAAACTTTATTAGGTTAAAAGATGACTACGAAGACGAGAAAAAAGAAAAACCAAGAAGGATATATTACTAATGAAAAAGTTATCACACTCAGAACAAAGAAAAATTCTAGAACAAAAAATAAAAGATCTAGAACAACATGCTCTACATTTAGAAGAAAAATTAGATGATGCTAATTTAAGTTTTGAATTAATTGGCATGGATAAATTAAAATTTAAAAGATGGAAGAATGATTAAAGGCGATAGTCAAGAATACGACCTGTTGCAAGAAGCATGCGACATGAAGCAAGTAAACAAGAATCACGATCCAATCATCACGGTTGAGATTGGTGTTAGAGAAGGATTGGGTTCTAAGATTATTTTAGATACCTATAGAGATGTTGCAAAGCCTCATTATCATTTTGGAATTGATCCTTATGGTAATCTTAATTATGCTCACTACGATAACAATGTACCTTACACTGCAGATTACACTAATGTGATGAGGAATACGTTATTAAAAGATTTAAGTTGTTATGATAATTTTAAATTTTTTAACCTAACAGATAAAGAATTCATGAAGCGCTATCATGATGGCGTTCCAGTCTACGATCATTCTAAAGAAACTATTTATAATGTTTATGATCTAGTTCATTTTGATGGACCTCATCAAACAAAAGAAGTTTTAGAAGAAGCACTCTTTTTTGCAAATCGTTCTTCATCTACTGCGGTATTTGTTTTTGATGATTATAAAACATACGACATGGGTTTAATTGGTAAGGCGTTAAGTTATTATAATTTCAATGAAGTTAAAAAAGGAGAGAATAAAATAATCTATGCAAAGAAAATATAAAGCAGGTTCTAGTATAACGGTTATTCCAAACTATATGCAGTATTGGATTGAATCTAAGCCATGGGGACAAGAGATTAGAATTGTTAACGATAATGATGAGGTTATGGTTATTGAATGCAGGTGGGCAAAGTACAAACGGTCTTATGAGGTTAAGTCTTTAGATTTACCTTGAAAAAATAAGTTATTAAATATACAGATACCGAATGAGAAAAACAACTAGAAAAACACCTAAAAAGTATGTAGACTCAAAGGCTGCTCAAAAGCGAAGAGCTCCGGCTGCAATTAAAGGATTTAAATTTAAAGGAATATTCTAATGGCAATAGAAAAAGATTTACCACCCGTACAAGGAAATGTTGAGGCAACCGATATAGAACTACCTAGCGGCATTGCACAAGAGCCAGGGGTTGAAATTACTGAAGATGAAGAAGGTGTTGAAATTAATTTTGAACCAGGAAAAGAAGTAGATACAGAGTTTAGTGAAAACATTGCAGAGAAGATGGATGATAGCGATCTATCTTCCTTATCATCAGAACTTGTAACAGAGTTTAGAAATGACAAAGATTCAAGAAAAGATTGGGAAACAACTTACACACAAGGACTAGATCTTTTAGGATTTAAGTACGAGCAAAGAGATCAACCCTTTCGTGACGCAAGTGGCGTGACCCATCCCTTACTAGCAGAATCCGTTACACAATTTCAAGCACAAGCTTATAAAGAACTGATGCCAAGTGCTGGCCCAGTCAATGTACAAATTGTAGGCAAAGAAACTCCAGAAGTATACGAGCAATCTATTCGTGTTAAAAATTTCATGAATTATCAAATCATAGATATCATGGAAGATTATACACCCGACATGGATCAGATGTTATTTTATTTACCATTATCAGGATCTACATTTAAAAAAGTTTATTACGATGAAGGATTAGAAAGAGCAGTATCAAAATTTATTCCAGCAGAAGATTTAGTTGTTCCTTACACAGCGACAGATTTAGAAACATGTGAAAGAGTTACACATGTTGTTAAAATGTCTTCTAATGAATTTAGAAAAAAACAAGTAGCAGGTTTTTATAGAGACGTAGAAATTAATCCATCCACAACAAATATTGAAGATCAAGTTAAAGAAAAAGTAAGTGACATAGAAGGAGTTAAAAAAGTTGGCGGAGACTCTGATGAAGTTACTTTATATGAAATGCATACACTATTAGATCTAGAAGGATTTGGTGATAAGGATGAAGATGGAGAAGAGACAGGAATTAAAGTTCCTTATATTGTTACCATAGAAGAAAGCAGTGGAGAAGTTTTATCTATTTATAGAAACTATAGTGAAGATGATCCTTTTAAAAAGAAAAGACAATATTTTGTTCATTATAAATTCTTACCAGGTTTAGGCTTTTATGGATTTGGTTTAATTCATATGATTGGTGGATTGTCACGTACAGCTACTTCCGTGCTTAGACAATTACTAGATGCAGGTACATTAGCTAACTTACCAGCAGGATTTAAATCAAGAGGGCTTAGAGTTAGAGATGATGCTGAACCAATTCAACCAGGTGAGTTTAGAGATGTAGATGCTCCAGCTGGGGATTTAAGAGCCTCTATCATGACGCTTCCATTTAAAGAACCTTCTCAAACACTATACTCATTGCTATCGTTTGTAGTAGAAGCAGGTAAACGATTTGCATCTATTGCAGATCTACCAACAGCTGATTCTAATTCACAAGCACCCGTTGGAACAACGATTGCTCTTCTAGAAAAAGGATCTCGTGTTATCTCTGCAATTCATAAACGATTACATTATTCTTTAAAAACAGAATTTAAATTATTAGCAAAAGTATTTTCAGAATATCTTCCACCCGTTTACCCTTACGAAGTTGTAGGTGGAGATCGTTATATTAAACAAACAGACTTTGATAGTAGAGTAGATGTTATTCCAGTATCTGATCCAAATATATTTTCTATATCGCAAAGAGTAACAATGGCACAAACTCAATTACAACTTGCTCAATCTGCTCCTGCATTACATAACTTAAGGGAAGCATATCGTAGAATGTATGAATCCATGGGAGTACAGAACATAGATAATATTCTTAAAAAAGAAGAACAACCTAAACCAAAAGATCCAGCAATTGAAAATGCAGACTCATTAGAAGATCAACAAAACTTATATGCATTCCCAGGTCAAAATCACGATGCACATATCTTAGCCCATTTAGTGTTTGGCTCTAGTCCAATGATTATGGCTAATGCAATGGCAGCTATGAAATTACAAAAACATATTATGGAACATGTTTCTATTAAAGCACAGGAACAAGCTGAAGTTCAAATAAGACAAATGCAAACTCAAGGCATGGATCCTCAATCTATTGAACTTGCTAAAGC